AGTTCAACATTACCTTTACCGTAGTTTTGAATATCAATTAAAGCTGAACCAACAGCCATTTCTGTTTTTTTCAACTCCTCATTTTGAGCTTTAAAAGCCGTTGTTAAGTCATTAATAGCTTTGGTTTTTGCCTCACCTTTTAAGCCTTTTAATTCTTCAGCAGTACGGTTAGCCACTTCGGCTTGTTCAGCGAGAGTTCTATTCGCTTCTTCTGCCTTACCTTTAAAATAAGTGTAAGTTGCAGCCAGAGCGGATACACCTAAGGTAATTGCTCCAATTGGACCCCCGATAAGTCCTAATGCTCGGCTACCAATACTACCAACTAAAGAAGAAGCTGCTGAGAGGCGTGTTTGCGCAGCAGTTTGTGCATTTGTAGCAGCAGTTACTGCTGCCTGTGCTTGTGCGTATCGAGTTGCTGCCGCAGTTGCTCCAAATTTAGCTTGGGTTTCTGCATTTGTTGCTCGCACATTCGCGAGATGAGCTTTTGCTGCATTCAAAGCAGCGGTAGCTTCTGCATATTCTGCTTGAGCATTTAATACAGATGCTTGGCGGCTCGCTAAAGTTGAAGCCATTCCCTCTTTAATAGCAGCGCTCTTAATCAAAATTGCACGAGTTATATAACCAATACCAACGACCAAAGCCCCATCAGCAATTAAATCTAAATTACTTGCAAGAGTTTGAACTGATCCAGCTAATACCTGTGCCGCACCACTTCCCTTACCTGCTTCGCCAACAAATTTTGTGATCTCGTTGTTTAGGAGTGTGAGAGACTGCCCGATTGTGATATCTGTTTTAGCAAAAAGAGCATCAACATCAGATTCTACATTTCTAAGCGCTTTTACAATTTCTTGTGAAGTAATTTTTCCTTCAGCCGCAACTGAACGCAACTCTCCTACGGTGATCCCCATACCTTTAGCAATAGCCTTTGCTAGAGCTGGTGTTTGTTCCATAACTGAGTTGAGTTCTTCACCACGTAATGTACCGCTTGCCAAAGCCTGCCCGAATTGAACTAAAGCTGCATCAGCTGCTTCTGCACTTGCACCACTGATCGCAACTGCTTTTGATACTGTTTCAGTTAGTCGAGCAGTGTCATCCATAGTTAAATTCAGTGTTTTAGCATTATCACTAAAACGTTGATATACCTGTAACACAGAATCCCAAGCTGAATAGGTTTTTTGAGCAATTCGGAAAGTGTCTTCCGTAGCCTTGTTTAACTCAGCTTGATTGTTAGTGACTAACTTAAGGCGATTTTGTAATCCAGTATATGTATCCATCTTTGAAATGGCTGAACCTACTGTTAATAAACCAGCCATGTGTCCAGCTAAAGCTCTGGTGGCTACAGACAAGCTGTCCATAGACTTAGATGCAAATTCACCTTTACGTTCAATGCTAACAAGTTCATTGCCTAGATTACGCGCATTACGTTCAGCATTTTGCGAATCAATAACAATGACCAAACGGGATTCTTGTGCCATTTTACTTTCCTCTAGGCAATAAAAAACCCACTCAATGAGTGGGTAGTTCTTTTTAAGTTAAATATAATTACCAAGCAGGGTAGTTAAACCAATTTTAAAAAGCACCCTAGGGTGCTTTTTATACAAGATATTATTTATTCTCATGGTAACGAAGAATACTAGCTACTTTTTGAAATAAGTAGCCTGCAAGGAATCCATTAAATATAATTCCGATTCCTGTTGCTATCATAACTCCAGACCAAACCGTTTCTTTACCATAGTAAGAAGCTACTTCAATTCGACCAAATGCAAGAATAAATAAAAAACCTGCGATAAAGCCGAGAGCTATTAACACCCACCCGATAGCATTACAAACTTCACTTTCTCTCATTGGTTTATATTGTGGTGCACTCATCTTAATCTACCTTGTTAAAGTTCTTCAAAACTTTGTAAGTAATATCTTGATTAGTGGCATCAATTACTTCCAATAAAGCACCTTTATAACCTATTTGCTTAGATTGGCTTAAATCATATTCAACATCATTATTGAATGCAGGACGTGCTTGATTACTTGAGAATTCACGGTACCCGACATTAATTTTATTTCCAAATTTTCCACTATAAATTAATGTTTGTTGGAAGGAATTATCTGATGCAATTGCTACTGTCTTCATAGTAGCTTGATGTTTATCAGTACAGTTTTTTGCATTAAATACTGTTACTACACAGAGCTTACCTTCAGTATCTAACATAACTACTTTAAATGGGTCAGCTAAAGGGTTTTTCTGAACCATCCCCCCACCACTGACAGTGTTGAATGGCTGAAAATATTGCCCTTTTTCATTTTTGCCTGTTTTTAAGTAAATGCCTGAAGTAAGTGAATAAGCAAAACTAATTTTAATATTTTCAGGGACGTTTAGAACTTCACGATCAACCACCATTCCCTGTTCAAGCATTTGATCCCCTACAAATGCTTTATTAACTGATCCAATTGGCGGTTTGCTTATATTTTTAGGTATAGCTTGATAATTATAGGCTGGAGTAGCGCACCCCACCAACCCAAGACCAATTAAACCCGCAGCCAATATTTTTTTCATGAATTTCACCGTTTGTTATAAAGTGTACTAACTTTAACAAACTGGTTACTAAATGTCACATAAAGGAAAACCACCCGAAGGTGGTCTTTTAAATCAGGCTATGCATGTAAAAGTTTTTCAGCACCAGCAGCCAAGAAAGCCGATCGAGTAGTATATCTCTTACCTTTACCTACATTCTCATCAATTTTACGAATCAAACGGCTTGGTAAAGTAACATTGATTTTTTCTGGTTTACCCAGATAACGACTAACATCAACTTCGGTAACCGCCCAGATCATTCCTTTATATTCAGGATCATCGACAAATTTAACTAGTTCGGAAGCTAATGGGATTTCCTCACCATCTTCAGCCAATATTTCTAAATGGCCTGAAATAGCTTCTTTAACATTCTCAATAGCTTCTTCAAGTGTGTCACCAGCACTAAAACAACCTGGAATATCAGGAACAGTGACACCAAATGCCTCAGTATCTGATCCTCGTTCAATTGCAATTGGATATAACATCTCAACACTCCATGCCCTTGGCATAAACATATCGCCCACTGCGTTATGATTAGTTGTAAGGGATATAGTATTTAAAGTCGGGAAACAGCGGGTCAATTTAGACCCGCTTGTTTCAAAATGCTTTTAACAGTTCCGTTTGGTAAATCCTTTTTAGGATGTGGGATTGTAACTAACCCCTTTTTGGTTGGGTGTTTAAAGTGATGATGACTTCCTGAAACCCTAACCTCATACCAACCATCTGCTTCAATCATTTTGATTAAATCCAGACTTTTCACACCAATCCCTTATTAACTTGATGAGATAATAATAACCCTAGAGTTATTATATGTAAATAACTCTAGGGTTACTTTTTTGAGGACTTGGAATTTATTTTTTTATGGGCTTCATCTAAAAACAAGTTATCCAATGCAAAAATACAGTCATTAAAGATATGAGCAGCTACTGGTAAATCATTATGCTCTGCATAGACATTGATTGCCTGCTGATCTAAAGATAACGGGATGCCCTGCTCATACCGTCTGGATCTGGCAATAGTACTAAATGCCGAAAAAATAGAGTCAGCCGCATGCGAATATTCTGGCGGATCCGGAATACGGCCACCTAAGAACTTGATTTGCTCGATTTCGTGCGGCGTTTTCGACGCATACGTTTTTTGATATTTGTAGAGCTCGATGACTTTCCCAGAATTAAAGCCTTGTCCTTGTCTGCGTCTTCCTGAATCTTCTGGGCCTGTTCTTTAATGAATAGCCAGATTGAAATACCAATATCACCAAGATTAAGAAGCTTTGAGGCATTCTCAGGTGTATAGGGCTTTTCAGACTCAACAGTTTTACCGTCTACGATTTCGGCAAATACCACACCCTTCCAGTCTTCTATTAAATGGGCAGCACATGCATCCATTAACAACTCGTGATAAAGCTTGGCATCTTCATCTTTGACCATTACATCGTAGCCCTTAGACGAGATCTGGTTACCTGCTCGTTCAATGGCTACCTGAAAAGGCTTATAAGCGATACCACGGACTTTGAACTCTGCCTGTACTTCGCCATCAACCCCCTTGTATTCACACCATTTTGATACGTCCGAGCTTTTAATAATTCCGACTTTTAAAGCCATAACAACCTCTGAAATTTTAGAAATAAAAAAGCCCATGGGATTCCATAGGCTTTGTTACTGAATGAGCTGATTAAACAAGAGCACGCACAATCGTTGGCGCTGTACGGACTTGGGCAAAGTTGATGTCTACAGTAATAATGTCGTCACCACCGCCATCTGGGTGATTGGCTTCCATGACTTCCAGTTGCGGGAAGTTAAACGAATATTTACTGCCTTTGCTGTCTTTAATATCAAAGGTCAATGTAAACACATCTCGGGTTTTAATGGCATCAATCCACCCTGCTGAAGTTGACGAGAACATGAAAGAAGCATTCGCCTCAATATCCATCATCTTTTCAATATAGAACTCTGGTGTGTACTTACCCGAACCGATACAACGGATTGCTTCAAGGTTGTTATTGATAGAAATGGTAAGAGACTGTAGACACGCTTTACCCTGAATTGACTGGCCGTTTACAAGCAAGTTTTCCACGTTTGGCATACTGACCAGTGGACGTGTTGAAGCTGCAACCGGATTTACAACAGGGTTGACTTGCTGTCTAGTAAATGAGCTACCTACAAGACCAAAGTTACCAGTGATCTTTCCTGTAGTCTGGATAGTAATTTCACCAGAATTGACCTGAACTCCACGGTAAATAAACACCTGCCCAATATCTTCAAAAACTTTAACTAACGTTAATGATTTTCGAACAGTACCGCCAATTGTTAAGCTGTTTGTCGCCCAGTTATTAAAGGCTAAAGCACTTAAGAATAAGTCAAATGTTCCAAGAGATAGTTCAAACTCTAACTGCCCTGCCACTTCGGCTTCAGTAACTACCCCGCCTTGTCGATAGCGTGAATCCACTACTTCGCTGCTTTCTTCAGTAGATACGTTTTCTGATAAGCCATCTGTTACTCTTCGAACGGTGTACCAAATTGGATTTGCTGGAGTCGTCCCTAATACTGCTTCTTCACAAGCATATAATCGAATTTTTGCGCCTGAACTCATTTATGGTTCTCCAAAATTTAGGCAATAAAAAACCCGCTGAAATAGCGGGTCATTAAAGTGTTTCGTCTGTATCCGAGATTTCTGGCGGTTCCACACCATTCATGGCTGCAGCTACAGCCTCGGATAAATTTGTTGGTTGAAAGTCTATAGGAGTCTCTGTTGGAATAATTTCGGAATCTGGCTCAGGTTCTTCATGTAATCGAATATCGATCCAACGGGTTAATGGAATATCCATTGGATTTTCATGATCAGCAACAACTGCAGCAAGCTCAAAATCAAATTTACGCTTATAGGTCTTAATTGAAATGTCGCCATTTTCTAGAGTTGAATACTCTACGGCAACCACTGTATTACCGTTGGCATCTTTGGGTAACTCAATGTACCAACCTTCTTGAGCAAAACCCAAAGAACCTTTTAGAAGATAATTACCTACATCAATTTTTTCAAATTCAACCGGCTGTTTTCTTGCTTGGTCATTTAATTCTATTGAGTCAGCAAATAACTTAACGATTGGTGAAGATGACTTAATAAACCCATTTGCATCTACGGTAGTATTTGACTGTGTCCAAAATTTATACCAAGAACTCCATGCTCCCCCCAATTTACGACGAATTGAAGGAGAAATTAATTTAGTGTCTCCTCCATTACCATCGAACGAAATTTGTGTCTGATAATTAGGACCATCAGATGCTAGATTTAATTGCAGTACTGTTTGCCATTGAGAAGTAGTGCCTGAGTTCGTCCAAGTTTGCCCAGAATAAATACCACTCGGTAAGTTTGCAGTATTTAAATCAATACTATTCGTAGCCTGTAGAGTGTTTAATCCTAGACCAAAATTATTGTAAGTTTTACCAGTACGATAAATATCGCCACCAGCAGAAATAAAAAGGTTTGCAGCCTCATTTCCAGCTGTAACCTGATTAAATGTTGGTAAAGAGCGAAGCTTACTATTAAAGATAGTTGTATTTGCTGTCACATTTAAAATGCCCGCTCCCGCATTAGCCGTATCACCGCCTGTAGCAAGCAACCGAACATCGTAATCAGTAGGAGCTCCAGATGTGTGAAAATCAATAAAAGTATTGCCCGCTACTGACGTTGAACCCATTTCTATAGCAGTGGCAGAGGAGCTTGCTGATGTACCTAAATCTAACCGCTGCGCTCCCTGACAATTAACAAGAATACCTGTCACACCAATTACATTTCCATCTGCATTTCCAATATTGGCTGCAGCAGCTGTACCTGCACCTTGAACTTGAGAAAGCTGTGGATTTAAGTTTGGAATACCCGAGGCAAATGGCAGCATAAACTGCCGTTTTCCCTGCGAAGCGTTATATGGGAATGGCCGATGATCCCAACTAAATTTAAAAACAAGATTTGCCATTATGCTGTCACCCCATCAATCACTTGGAAAATCAAAGTATCTGTATGCTGGGTAACTCCATTCACGACAGCCTTAATATCCATCTGACACAGTCCTAAAGGCCATGCTGCTGTACTGCTTCCCGACTTCACATTTAACCAACCTTTCTGTGTACTTTGATTTAATGCAGCACAAGTCAATGTTGCTACTGCTGCGCCATCGGCTAAGGCTTTAACTTGTGAAGTAAATGTATAACCGGTTAGATCAATTGCACGACGGATATCATCGGGTGGATATTGCAAAGTTTCATCCATATCAACTAGCTGAAGATTTAAGTTGAAAGTGTCACCACGCTTAAAAACATGATTGCTCATAAGTGTTTCCTTTAGACATAAAAAAACCACCGATGAGGTGGTAGTGAAAGATTGGTTTGTTATGTGCTTTAGTTAACTAAAAAACTTATTGATACATTGTATTGAATGAAGTCAGCATCTTTACCCGCATAAATAGATTGGCCATTCAAACATTCTAAGTGTTCGATTGTGAAATATTCAAAATGAGCAAGTAATGCATCACTCAGTTTTGTGATTTCGATTATTCCTGAATTGGGACGTGCAAAGCATTGAATCATAATATTACCGGTACGGCGAGTACATGGCTTATCTGCAATACCTGAAATAAAACTTGGACCGCCTGCAATCGTTAAGCGACACCACAAACCTTCCTTAGGCACCGTAAAGCCTGGTAAATTTGGATACTGGATTCTGTCTTGAGTAATACCTCTAAAGCTTTGCATGCGATCAATAATAGCTTGCCTTGTTTGCTCTAAAGTCATTGCCATCTTAACCACCGTACTTTTGAGAAATAAAGTTAAACGTGAGGCCATAAATACCTTGTGGTGCTTGATCAGACCAGCCGTTTTCTAAGCGGGGTGCATAAGCTTTATTGTTCTGGATATAGACCAAATTACCCAATTTAATCTTTACAGCTTGAATAGCGGCATCCTGCACGGCGTTTGTTTCAGGTTCACGTACACCGTAATCAGCGGATCCAACCGAAACAATATGTGAAGCACGGTATGCTCCAGTATCAACAGGACTTAAATTAACTAAGGATTGCACGGTATCCATGACAATATTCTTTACATGTGCTTCTGCTGCTTTAGACACATCAAGACTAAAACTAGTCGGCTTTTTCCCCTTCCACCCCATGACTTTTAACCTCGCTTTCCTCATACATCTTAAAGAGATCCTGAGCGATCGCTTGAATTGAATATGCTTCAAATTCTGAACTAGGCTCTTTTTCTCCCATTAACTTCTTAACCTTCTGCCAAACATGTACAGCTTCATGTAAAAGCAAACCATATATCTCTATTAATTTCCTTTCTGAAGTATCGCCCAACTGAACAACTGCATAAGAACCATCGGAATAGAAATCAACTTGAGCGGCTGCACTTTCAACAGACAAGAACTTATCAACGTTATTCATGTCCTCGAATAACAAATCCATGTGAAGCTGATTTCTGGCAAGCGTGTATTGAACATGTTGGAAAGGTGAGATATGCCATAAAGGTACGTAATCTGTGCTAACCATGGTCTACCTTTTAACTTAGCAAAGGCATTTCAGTTGCCTCTCTGCCATCAAATGCATTATGAATAAAAATGCCATCCACATATTCGGGATGGCATTCGCAGTGAAAAAATGAATGAGGTTTTAAATCATCATCAGGTACAACCTGAAAGCTGTCATAGACCTCATGTGCAGTCCAAGTCATAATTACTCCAATAAAAAACCCACCGAAGTGGGAATCATGATGAAACTTGTAACGGTTTAAGTTTTCTAAATACTTCCATAATTCTTGTATAGTGGATTTCATTTTCTTTTGCGTATTTATCCAAATCAGTTTTTAATTCTTCTTTTCTAGAGAGTGATTCTGTATCTAAAAATTCAGCAATTGCATCATATTCAATTACAATTTCAATTTGTTTAAATAAACTCAGATACAAACCCAAAAAATCACCATCTAACTTCTTAATATTTTCCTTAAAACTTATAGCTTGATCATCTACTGCATCAATTTCATCTACCTTTAAGAAGAGATTTGCTACATCTCTATGGAATTGCATTTGCTGTTCATTAAACTTTTCTACATCTGCTTTTAATCTGGGGTTAAGGTTATAAAATGATAAAAAATCATTAGTTACTATTCTTAATATCTCCTCACTCAATTTCTCATTTTTCACAGCTACATGTTGTTCTCTCCAGTCATTGAATAAAACAAATGCTGCAATTGGAGCAAGAAATGCTGCACCTATTGTGAATGCATCTTTTAAAACATCGTATGCTTGCTTTTTATCAAGTAAATAATGATTCCATGGAAATGAACTTAAAATAATAAAACTAATTAACAAATAGCCTATTACTCCACCACCAACGAAATAACATACTCGTTTAATTTTATCTTCTAATTTTCTACTGGCCATATATCCCCCTATTTTAGAAGGATATTAGATCAAGTATTTAAACCTTCCTCAACTGACATTTCCATATTGTGCTAGCTGGATCCTGCTGGATATGAATAACGCGGAATGAGCCTAAGGTTGTTAACCATTCATCATCAATTTTTGGAGTTAAAGACACTTCATTTTGAAGCACGGTCGCCTTTTTATCCGTAGCCAGTACTCCAAGCGTTTGGATCTCATATTGACTGTATGAGCCAAACAGAACGCCACGACCAGAATAGTTTTCTTTAACCTCAATAGAAGTTTCAGTTTTAGGATCCCAATTAGTTTTTGAGATGCGCTCACATGTAAAGGTATGAACGGCATCTGCTAAATCATCATTAAATGCTTCAGCAATGTCTGCCTGAATTTCGTCACGTAAGCCCATTAGATTTTCCTGACAAAAAAGACGGATTTCCGTTTGCAATACGGTTTTATCAAATCAAGAATGAATTGCTCGATTGCACTAAGCTTTACTGATCCGTCCTGATATTCCTTTTCGGTCTCAACCGTATCAGCTTTGACTTTCTTACGTTTTAGTGCCTGTTCTTGCCCTTGATATAGATCACCTTTCATAATGCCCTTGATGATTTGATAGGAGGCCGTTTTTAAAGGTTCAGGTACTTGGGTAGCATCTTCATAAGGCCTAACGTTACGTGCTAGTAGATAAGCTTCTGACATCTGAAGGTATTGAGCCTTATCACTAGCAGATAAAGCATCAAAGCCTTCAACATGTTCTATCGCTTCTTGTTCAGTGATAAAGCTCATGGATTATTCCTTTGGAATTAATGCTAAAAGTTCATCTTTTTTAGCACCTGCTTCAAATGCAATGCCTTTTTCAGTTAGTACAGCTCGAAGCTCATCTACTTTTAGACCAGCATAGTTAATTGGTTGTGGTTGAGTATCACTTGGTTTTTGGTCATTTTCAGGTGTTTGACCACCTTCACCTGATTCAAGTTCAGCAATACGTGCTTTCATCGCTTCAGGATCATTTTGAAAAGCAATAAATTCGCCCTTCACAGTTGCAAGCTGTTCCTCAGCAGACAATATTGCTTGTTCTGATTCTGTTAATTTCGCCACCACAGCATCAAATTGCTCAACAGGAACAAGCGAGCCTACATTAAAATTTGGTTCTACTGACCCGTTTAAATGTGAATATGCATTACGAATTTCATCTGCATTAGGAAAATCATCATCTACATGTACAAATGAAGCTTCTCCAATAACTCCTAAAAATGAAGTCCGATAACATGCATTGTGTTCACGATTTTCAGGAATTGTATTTGTATAAATGACTTTCATTTTTATCTCCAAAAACAAAGGCGACCGAAGTCGCCATGTTTATTAAGGTGTGCCAGAAATAACTGCAGCAAATGGGACAAGTTTACGGTCGAACACTCGTTTCCAATTTGAGCCGTCCGAATATTGGCCAATTGTTGGTGTTTTATTTGGATCCTTTTCGCCTTCCCAAGAAAAACCAGCAGGTTGTAAAATATAAGTTTTACGTTCAACAATAGTTTCTGAACCACCACCGTTACCACCAAGCTCATCACGTTGCAAGCCAACAGGATTAGCTGGAGTTCCTTCACCATAGCCAAACGCACCGGTACCAAAGAACATCGTTAGATATTGCTTAGAACCATAGGTAAGGCCATCATCCATGAAGATTGGTTTGCCAAGATAGGTTGTTAAAATGATTCGACCTTGTGAATCTTGGATATACTGGATAAGGTCTTTCTTCACCATCTGTTTCATTACAGCTGAATGAACACCAATAGCAGCAAACTGATCTGCTGCATCACCAGCGGTAAATGCAGCATCTTGCATAGCATCAGCGGTCATTGTTGCTCCCGCATCAATAACCATGTCACCAGAATTATTAGCAATGTTAGAGGCAATAATTCCTCGAGCTGCACCTAATAAGTAACGCTGCCATTGACGCTCCCAATACTTTCCATATCGGTTACGAATGTGTTGCATTGGCTCACTATTAGCCAACTCGGTTGTTAAATCTGCTACACCATAAGGTTTGTTGAGATAAAGAGTTCGTGCTTGCATACTACCTTGAGTAGCTTTACCCACTTTACCTTTTTGATCAGGATCATCTGTAGAAGTGTTTGGCTCTTCATTAGCATCAAGATCTTGCCAATATGAAATAGTTGAAGTGCCTTGGCCGTTGTTGGCAATTGCATCTAAGGCTTCATTTTTAGTGACAATACCGGATTGATAAACTGCTGTTTTTTCTGGAGAGTTTACTGGATCTAAAGTCGCGTAATATTCACCAACGAAAATATCTTTTAATTGGGTGGCTGGCATATTTATTTACCTTTTGTTTGCAATAATTGTTGGAAAGCTGTTGGGTTTTCACGAGCTAAAGCCGCTCGCTCAACTTCTGTATAGTCAGACCATTTCTTAATTGAAGTTCCTGAACCAGGCGAACCAGAACCATTTGCTTTAGGCCAGAAGTAAGGTTTGTTCTCGCGTAAGCCTTCTACCCACTCCTTAGGAGTAACAGGGTTAGAACCATCTTTACCAATCACCACTTCACCATTTGCATCGATTGCAACAGCCTTGCCGTTTTCATCTAATGAGAACTGTGATTGAGCTAAAAATGCGATATCTGCTGTTGCTTCACTCAAGGCACCCATTTCAACGGCTGCCTGAACGATCTGACCTTGAATTACGGACTGACGGAATTTATTTGCATAGGTCTCTGCTTTGTCAGCTCGCTCTTTCTCGGCCTTAAGAAGCTTTTCATGCTCTTCACGCATTTTC